CGAGCACTGGCTGCACACGTGATGCCCAAAGAGCAGCTGGATGCGTTCCAGGAACAGCCACAGAGCGAAATCTGGACGTACTGCTCCGAGGAAGAGCATGCAAACGGTTACAAAGGACAGTGGGCTGTTGTCATCGATGACTTAGGTCAGCAGAAGGCAGCCCCCGGTCAGAAAACCGATGCGCTTGCTGTGGTCCGGTTCATCAATCAGAATCCGTGTCCTCTCAACATGGCGGAACTTCACAACAAAGGAAACGTGAATTTCTCGTCGAGCGTCATCATGTGCTCCACTAACAAGTTCCAATTTTGGGACATGAACATTGTGGAGCCTGAGGCGTTTATCAGGAGGATATCAGTGTGGGTCGAATACTTCCCTAAAAAGGAGTACTGCACTGACAAAACGATGAACTGTGAACCAAAACATCGCCGCCTCGATCCGGAGAAAGCTGGAGAAGGTTGGAACCCCGATGTGGGGGTCTTCCGTCTCCTCAAGATTGCAGACGCAAAGCAGCAGACGTGGGAGTTCCAAGAAGATATGGAATTTCCCGCGTTCGTGAAACACCTGGCACAATTGTACAAGGGAACTCACAAGCAGCATGAGAAGTATGCAGAAGACTTGAAAAAGCTTGTCTCAGACATCCGTGAAGAAAAGGGGATGTTCTACGAAGGCTGGCTTGACTGGTGCAAGTCGAGCAAAGAAGAACCAGAACCGGGAACCATCGATCCCGAGTCTGTCCAGGAGGAATCTATGGTGGATTACCTCAGACGACAAAAACAGATTTATGTCGACTGGACGAAGACGAAAATGGAATCTCTCGCTGTGGAAGCTGGCACGGGCCAGTTCCGCAGTATGGCAATACTGCTCGGGCTGCTTTTCGGAGCGCTCGGTGCAATCGTCGTCTTCCTTCATTGGTTGTTTGGCGAAGCCAAGAGAGAAGAGCAAGACCTCACGGGTCTGCCTGCTGCGAACAAGATGATCGTGAATTTCGACCGAATGAGCAAAGACTTTCGGTACATGCAACCGCACGAACGAACGGTC